TCCAACTTTAATATAATTAACACTTTTAATTTCACCATCTTTAATATTAAAGACAGTTTGTTCACAATCAGCAAGACTTGTCATCTTACCTAGACTATATTCATCAGTACCTTTAATAGTTCCATTTACAAACATTTTACCACCATTGAATAAAGGTATTGTTGCTGTTTTATGGAAGTGTCCAACTAATACATAATCAAACTTACCAACTTCTTGATAACCGTAATCTTCTAATGATTGCATTATACCATACATTTTTGCAGCTTTTTGTGCTAAACCAGCAATTGGTAAACCTGGAAAACCACCACCAGAACCACCTAAACAATCTCCATGTGTTTGTAAAATTGGAACACCAGAAATATATCTTAATTTGTACCAAGTATCAGGAACACAAATTTCAATTTTTTTCATTTCAGATTTATCAAAATATGATTTCACAATCATACCTAACAAATATTCCCAATTATCTTTAATTTTATTTTTAACGTATGGTTTACCAATTTTTGTTCTAGCATGATTACCAACTAAAATATCAACTGTAACACGACCATATTCACCTGTAACTTCAGCAACTTTAATTATATTTTCAATTAAAACATTCGATAATTTTATAATGCATTCTGTATCTGTGAGATCATTTGTTCTTTCAAGTTCATCATGAATTGAACCTGAAATCATATCCCCATTAACTAAGATATGAGCATCATTATATTTTGATTGCTCTAACATACTAACATATTCATCAAACAAATATTGAATTCTTGTTAAACCAATTTCAGTATTATAATCATTTATTCCATTTCCATTGTTAACTACTTCACCTAAATGAGCATCACTAATATGTAATAACAATGTTCCATCTTCAGATTTAAAATTCCTTTGACATTTGTATGTAATTGGTTTTCGAGAAACATTAATATTATTAGCAACAGTATCAGCAATATTACTGATAAATTCATCTTCATTTGATAAGTGTTCTGTTAATAATTTATTATCTCTACTTAATGATGCAATTTTTGAATTCTGTTTATATAAAACTTTCTTTGCTGAAATCAAATCTAATTTTTCATAATCTATTTCAAAACTTGTAGGTTGAATATCAACCTTATCTTCTAACTTAATATTTATAACTGAATTTTCTTCATAAAATGAATCAATGAAATCTCCATATGTATCAAAATTATTCATAAATGAATTTTTAAAAACACTCTTATTTCTATAATCATTTCTAGTTAAATCTTTACCATCATTATCATTTAATAATTGTTGATATTCAGCGAACAAATCGCTATTACTTACTTTCATTATTATTCCTTATCCTAAAATTATACAGTCGGCAGATACTCTGCCATTTACTGAAGCCTTAGTAGCTTTAATATTTATAAAGTTTTTTTCAAATTCTTTATTTGCTTTTTTAAAGTCTTTAAAAAATTCTTCAGGTTTTCTTATTTTTTTAGAATAAGAATTTGATTCTGAAAAGTTTACTATTGTAGTACCCTTAACACCTAGTCTGAAATTAGTTTCCGCTACATACTTTGTTAATATTCTCTTCTCAATATTATATATGAAAAGTTGTTCTTTTTCAAGTATATCAACCGGATTAATTGAAATTAATTTTAAATTATTATCTTCAACTTTATATTTAAGTTTAGAAATTAATTTATCTCTACTCATTGGTTTTTTAGCTTTAACTTTTTTAATCTTCAATGTTCTATTTTTAATTTGATTTGCTGCATCAACAATAGATTGTATATAATCTCTTAAAGCTTTTAATTCTTTATTGCTGAGACGACTATATGTTTCAACACATTGATCATCTTGTTTATTAATTGCTAAATTTATTTCTTCCAATTCATCTCTATATCTATTTATAATAGAATTTGCTAGTTGATTAGAAATATTTAATTTAAGAAATTCATCATAAAAATTTATTTCAGTTTGACTGTCAATATACTCTTCTAGTTGTGATAAAATATCTGCTGCTTTATTTTTAATTCTATCTTGGATAGTTGATTGTGTTTTTATAGTTTCATCAACATTAATATCTTCATCACTACTTTCTAATTCTTGTAATTTCAATTTTAAATAATCTATATGTTCTTGTGGAATTATACCACCATTATTGATAATTGTACATATATTGAATGTGTTTGTAAATTTATTTTCATTTACAGATTTGATATGTTTTGAATCTAACCTATGATTTTTATAATATTTAATAACTTGAGTTTTTGTTTGCTTTACATCATACATATAATTATACCAATTCATAGCTTTAATCATTTCAGTTTTAGATAATTCATGATTAAATTTTGGTTCTTCACCGTAAAAAGTTTTTTCATTTATCATTATTTTAATCCTTTTCTATATGTATAATTAATAGCTTCAACTTTATCATTATAAACACTATCTTTATATTTGTATTTATTTAATTTTCTATCATCCATTACTTCATTTTTTACAGATAATTCTTCTATTTCAGGTACATAATCTTTAACATATATTAAATTAGCATCTTCATTCTCACAACTATCACAACGTTGATATTTTTCTATGTTGGATACATATTGATCATCCATGTATGTGCATTTAATTATACCACATTTTTTACATTTAAAATAACAATTTTTTATCATCTATTTCACCTCTATGGAACTAAATCCAAATTTTTCTTTGTTTACAAATATTATATTATCAAACATATTAGCAACTTCTTTATGTGAAATGATAAATATGTTTTTATCTTTTTGTTCTTTTAATATATTTATTAAATCACCCATAGCATTATCGTCAAGGCTCGCGTCAAAAATTTCATCCAATGAAGATAAATTTGTTGATATGCTATTTCTCATACCTGCAATTATATTCCAAGTTATAATTAATGATATATCAACTCTACTTTTTTCACCAGCACTTAAATTTGCATATGTTACTGGATCTCTAAAATCTTGTAACAATGTTTCATTGAATTCATTATCCATATAAAAACTAAAAGGAAAACTAAATTTAACTAAATATTGATTTACCAAATTGTTTATAACTTCAATGTAGTTATCAATGATAGATTTCTTAACACCTGTCTCTGATAATACGTATAAACATTTTTTATAATTGTTAATATTCATTGTAAGTTTATCTAATTTTACTTTCAACTCACCAGATTCTCTTTTATTATCTTCAACATTTTTATTCAATTCATCTAATTTATTATTTGATTTTATTTTATCAATATTAGATTTTAATTCTTTTATTCTATTTAAATTTATATTAGTTCTATAATTTATGTTTGAAATATCATTATTTAATTCATTAATTTTTGATTGATAAACATTGAGTGCTTTTTTGTTTATTGAAATGTTTTCATTAGTTGTGTCAACAACAATTTTAATATCATTAATTTTATTTAATAATTTATTTTTATTTATAGATAATCTATCTATTTGTTTATTCACATATTCTTTATCTATATCTCTACCACATGTTGGACATGTTAAATTGTGTTCAAAAAATTCTAAATCTTTATTAGTATCTTTCAATCGTGTTTGACCAGCAAATAACAATTTACTGTAATCATTGATAATTTTATTATCTTTTTCTATCAACTTTTCAATTTCATTTTTTAAATCATATTGAGTATCTAATTCTTTTTTAAACTTTATATCGTCAAGTTGAAATTCATTATTTTCAAGAATTAATTTATCAATTTGAGTATTCAAATCATTTATATTTTCTTCAGTATTTTGTTTTGCTTCATCTAATTGTTGACTATATATTCTTAAATTATTATCTTTAATAGATTTTAAATTACCAATCTGAATAATATCATCTGAATCTTTTTTATTCATTATTTTAATTTTTTCAGACATTTTTGATAACACTGTTAAGTCAAGAATTGATTCAATAAATTCACGACGTTCTGCTGCACCTAGTTCAAAAAATTTAACATAATCATAACCAAGACATATTAATCTATTAAAACTTTTTGAATTTAATTTCAAAATATTTGTCTCTAAGTATGATTGAAAATCTCTTGAATCTCCATTCATATCCAATAATTTATCATTCTTCCAGACATTTAAAATATCCGGTTTAATACCACGTTCTATTAGATATATATCATTTGCAATAGAAAATTTTAATCTTACAACACAACCTTTTTTATTCTTATTATTTACTAAGGCAGATTTATTTATTTTGTTTAGTGCTTTACCAAATAATGCAAAATGTATACTTTGAATGATAGAAGTTTTACCACCACCATTTTTACCTTGAATAAGTGTTAGTTGATTTTTATCAAGTTGTATTTCAGTATCATAATTACCGTATGATAGAAAATTTTTCCATGATACATTTAAAAATTTAATTCTCATTCTTCTTCACTTATGCTTTGTTTATAACTAGTTTCTAGAATTGATATTAATGATTTATATTCATTCTCATCAATATATGCTGTCTTTGTGTATTTATCAATGTTATCCCAAACACTTACACCTTCATCTAATGAATCTTTTAAATTAACATCTTTAATATTATCAATGTTATTTGAAATCATTAAAAGATTTTCTGGTTTCAATTCATTTAATTTATTTGCAAGACTATTAACTTCATCCTTTGTTATTTTAGAATCATAGATTACTTTAATAATTTTACCTTCTACTTGGTCTCTATTTAATTTTAATGCTTCATCATAATTATATTTATTAAATAAAATGTCATTATTTTTTCTAATAGCTATAACATCTGTTTCTGTATCTAATATATAAATAAATTTTTCATCATCATAATCTATCCAAGTTAATTGATATGGTGCACCTGTATATATTATATTATTTTTTTCTGAATGTGTATGGTAATGACCAGAAAAAACCTTTACATATTTTTTAAAACTTGATTGGGTTATCTTTTCTTCAACTTCAGCAATTCTTGTTTTATCAAAAGGAAAACCATTGAATTCAAAATGACCAAAACAATATTTAGAATTTGAAGTAAATATAAAATCCCTAACATCAGCTTTATTTTCTTCTGACACCCAAGGAATTAAATCAACATTATTTACTGTAATTGGTTTATCAACAATATGAATATTATCATATTCATTTAACACTATTATATTATTTAATTTATCAGTGTTTCTATAATATAAATTATGATTACCAACAATAATATATAATGGATAATCTTTTAATTTATCATAAGCAAATCTTTTAACTTCATTTAATACATTTATATCTATAGTTGAACGTTTATCAAAATTGTCTCCTAATGAAACAATCATATCAATTTTTTCAACCTGTAATGTTGGTATAACAAGATTATTGTAAAAATCTTCTTGTTGTTTTAACATTCTAGGATTGCCATTTCCTATACCTGCATGTTCATCACCAATAATTAATATCTTCATAATTTACCTATTAAAGTTTGTTCCATGATCTTTTCCAATTGTATATTTATTTATTATATTCCAATCAGCTTTATCTTTATATTTTAAAAAAATAATTTCTTCTCTTGTTGCATATTTTATATTATCTTGTTTTAAAAGTAAATCAATATATTTTAATTCTGATAATTTTCTAACGATATAATTTTTTATTGCTTTATCATGTTCATCATATGTAGTTGTCTTTCCATCTAACATCATTAATTCTTTAAAATGAACAATATAATATTTTCCTTGTTTATGTAATAAGTAACAAGATGGAGATAAAACTTTGTTGTTAACATTCCCTAATCCAATTCTAGTTAATGTTTCACGAATCAAATTAAAATCTTTTAATAATTTAATTTCTGTTAATTTTTCTATTTCAATCATTTTCCAATTCTTCCACCTAGTTCATAATATTGTCTTAATTCAATCAATTCATCCGTTGTAATAAATTTTAAATATTCCTTGGCTCTTTTGCAATCAACATTATATCTTTTCATTATTAGTTCATCATCTTTAGTCGTTTTAATATCATCATACTCTAATTTCTTTTGCCAACCATAAGGTATATTTTCAAATAAAAAATCATAATGCATTTTATCAGTTAATTTAGTTTGACTGTTTAAAGCATTAATCACAAATAAACAATTTCTATATTTAGAAAAATATAAATTTAGAGCATATTGTGAATAACCTTCTAATGAACTTACTTTAGTTTTGGTTACTATACTTTTAATAAAATCTAAAAGATTCATTATACACCCTTTGACATTATCTCAGTTACTAATGCAGCTAATGTAATTTCAGGACAAGTTGCAATTGATGATTTGTAATTATAATCTGCAACAGTCAATATGAAATCATTTTTGTATTCTGGTTTTATAACATTATACATTTCATCATATATTCTAATATATATGTCTGACTTTTCATAGTTATTATGAACCCATCTTCTTAAACTATTAAAATCTTTTAACTTCATAATATTTAAAAGTTCATTAATATCATTATCCTGTAAATTAAATTCATTTGGTATCACATTATATGTAACTGAACCAGTCATAGAATATGTTTGTAATTCATTAATAATTCTACGAATATCCGGATAATAAGTTTTGATTAATGGTGGTAATATTTTTTCATCATATACAATATTTTCAGTATCTAAGATATATTTGCATCTTGATAATATACTATATGCTACTTGTCTTTTTTCATCAGTGGTATTTGCATCAATATTGAAAATTGGACATCTTGATAATAAAGGTTCAATAATTTTTTCAGGGTAATTACAGGTAAAAATAAATGAACAATTATTAGAAAATTCTTCAATAAAATTTCTTAGCGCTGGCTGTGTGCTATTTTGGTTGCTGTAATCGATTTCATCAAGCACGATACATTTTTTTGTTCCTTCCATTGAACCAGAGAAAACAAATTCTGACATCTCATTTCTAACTGTATCGATATTTCTATCTAATGAACAATTAATAAATAATGTATTATCTTTGCCAGATATAGTATGTGCTAATAATAATGCAATTGTAGTTTTACCAATTCCTGGATTTTTTGAAGCTAATGTCATATTAGGTATATTATTTTTATTTAATATACCTTTAATAATATTTAATTTCTTTTCCGGTAAAATTAAATCTTCTATTTTAGAAGGTCTGTAAAATTCAACCCATGGTCCTTTCATACTATTTTCCTTCCTCTAATGTTGTCAACAAAATATATTTTACTGCAATTTTAGAATTATAATTAGCAATAATTTTTGTCATTGGTATTTTTACACCACTGCTATTAACTCTTAAACCTATATCAAATTTATAATCTGAGGCATCTATTAACTTAATCTTATCTAATACTATATCATACATATTATTTGAATGTATATGGTCGCATTTAACATTTAAATTAAATTCATTAGCTGCTTGTTTTTTAGTATATGAACTTATGCTGATATTTTCATTATCAATAGATTTTACTCTAATAATATCATTACCAATTTTATTTGATATGTCTACTAATTTTTTTAATTGATCCTTATTTAAGTAAAAATTAAAATCAGATTCAATAGTCATATCATCAAAATTATATCTATTTAATGTTCGTTCTTTAATTAATTCAATTGATGAAACTCTATATTTAATATTATAGTTTTCAGCTTCTATAATAATTTTTTTAACATCTTTCTCAGTCTTAATTGATATATCATTGTCTTTTGATAACATAGATATAATTGAACCAATATCGTAAAATGCAAACTCATCAGGTAAAAATTCAGGAATTGATACTTCAACAAAAACTGTCTTATCTAGTGATTTTGTTTTCAAAATATTTGTACCATCAAAATACATACTTGGATTAATTACATTGAAGTTCTTCAATATATCAATTATTTCTTGTGTTACTTTCATTATATTATTTCCTATTAACTAAATAAACTATCGATATCATCTTTAGATGATGAAGATACATTATTATTTGTAAATTTTTCTGTCATCACTTTTTGTACTTGACTTTTAACATCACCACTAAAAGTTTCATCATCATAAATTCTTGATTTAGCTCTATCAATACGTGCAGTAAATCTCATGTATTTATTTGGATCACCATATCTATTCTTTAATTGCTTAATCATTATTTTACTATCTTTAGATAATTCTTCACTATTAATAAATGCTAAGAATAAATCTGCGGTTTGTGGAACACCTACTGATTCAGATGTATTTGATAAATCCATATCATCTGTAGTGAATGCTTGTCTGTTGGATTGAGTTGCTGACCAACATGGAATATCATACCTAACTGCAATACCTCTTAATTCTTCTGCAACAGCTTTTATTATTTGATATGAGTTAGAATTTTTTGTTGAGTATCTATATGAGCCCAATAAATTTAAATAATCCACAATTAAAACATCTACATCAATTTTTTTCTTTAATTGTAAATCATCAATTACTTTTTTAATATCTAAGCATGTTATTGAACCTGCTGGCCATTCCTTAATAATTAATTGACCTTTACCATTACTTTTTAATTTATCAAATCTACCTAATGTGGACTGAATATTTATTGCAGCTAAATCATCTTGACTCACATCAAGAACATTTGCATCCAATCTTTTTGATATTTGCAAATCTGACATTTCACATGTTACATATAATACATTCAAACCTTGTTCTATAGAATGTATTGCCATATCTGTCAACCAAACAGTTTTACCACCACCTGTGTTTGACATTACAATATTAAGAGTTTTAGATTCAACTCCTCCATTTGTAACTATATTCAAAATACTTAAAGGTGTGCTATATTTTTTTATTTGATTTTTGTATGATTGTAATCTTGACTCTATATCGTCTGTATAACTATAACCAATATCATTTCTAAATGAAACTGCAAGAGCATCTTCTAACTCTCTTAATATATTATCATCGATTTTATCTTTGTCTTTTAATTTTGCAATACTATTATAAAGTGCAGTTCTAACAGCTTTATGTTTACAATACTTTTCAGTTTCCTCAACTAACCATTTATAATTCATATCATTTAATGGTTTGGAAACACTTTTTAATAATTCAACTGAATTTTTATATTCCTCGGTATCTGCATCACATAGATTATCAATACTAACTTTGATAACTTCTTTCGAAGGCATATCTTGATAATCTATAGAATATTTTTTAATTATATTCATGATAGTTTTATATTCACCATCAAAATATTCACTTCTGATGTGTGATATAACTTCGTTGAAATATTCTTTGTTATTAATAAGATTACTAAGAATTATAAATTCTAAACTGTTCATTATCTATCCACCGATCACATTAATTGATTTATTCATTATATATTGTTTTTATTAAAAAATAAATAGATAGGGATTTTTACATCCCTACCTACATTTAAATTAAGCTAAGTCTTTAAAAAACTCATCTTCAGTTGCAACTGAAACTTCTTCTTTAGTATTTTCAACTGCATCAGTCCAAGGAACATCATCAGAAACTGTTTCTTGTTTATTAATCACTTTTTCATGATTAGCAAGATTTTCTTTATATGATGTTGATACACCTTTAATAACATCTAAGAATTTATTTTCAAGTTCATCATAAGGTTTAAATAATTTTTCACTAGTAAATTCTTCTAATGGATATAATTTATTCCATAATGTATCATAAAGAGCTGAATTATTAACATCTTCAAAAATTGGACTTGGTGATTCAAAACTTGAATTTTCATAATTTAAAAATTCACCTTTGTTGCAAGTACGCATTTTAAAGTTTGCTCCACTCCACATATCAAAAACATTTACTGGAGTTTCACCTTCATATTGTGGTTGAATTTGACCTTGAATTTTGTCAAAAATTGTTTTTGGACAACGATATAAAAATACTTTACCTTCATTATCTGGTTTAGCAGGATCTTTAACAACCAAAATGTTCATAATGTAATTTGTTTTACGACTACGATCTTTTGGATAATTATTTTTATCTGCTTTCCATAATTCACCATTTGATTCACAAACCGGACATTTACGACCAATTGTTGTAGGGCAATTCTCAATATAAAATTTATTATTCTTTTTAAATGAGTGTGTGTGAAATTTTTGATATTCAAGAGGTTCTACTTCACCTTTTGAATTTTTAGCAGGTCCAATAAATCTAATTGTTGCTGCTCCTACTTTTGTTGTTTTATCATATGTTAAAGTCCAAAATCTTTCGTCTTTTTCATATGTAGTACCTTTAAACTTTTCTTGTAAATTGTTTAATCTATTACCACTTTGTTTTTTTAAATCTAAAATATCCATTTAATTTTATTCCTATTTAATTTTATTCACA